CAGTTACCATTAGTAAAATCTTCAGAAAACTTAATGTAGTTTTCTTCTGCTTTAGCTTTAGTTACGCCATCATAATATGTAGCAGTTGATGATCTTGAAAAATCTATACGAGGGTCTAGAACTCTACTGTTAGCAAAGTCCAAGTTTAATGTTGGATATATGTCAGGTAAGTTTTCATTAGACATATAGCGTCTGCTATCGTCTATTACTTCCGTACCTGCAATTTTAATAGCCATCTTCAGATATACCTATTAGCTAATAAATTATAGTGTTGCGTTAGCTTCTACATTGCCAGCAAAAGCTGCATTCCCAGATGAATCTACACGCATTATTTTAGTGCTGCCGTTGTATACGTACAAGAAACCTCCTTCTTCTTTAAATGTATAGTTAGCCCATCCTATAGACCCGTCACCAGTAATCTGAAGATTACCTGTTACAGCGGCACCTGTAGTGGTAGTCTCAAATTTAACGAAGTTATCGTAATACAGTTGCACACCAGCATCTAGCGTAAATTTAGCCAGAGTCTCTGTATTAAAGGGGCTTGTAATGCTTACTTCATCCCCTTGTAAATACAACTTAGAATCTGTTGCACCATCTGCTCTTATTACAGCAAGGTTATCATTACCGTAGGCATATAAACTATTGCCCAAAGTGATAAATTCATTTGTACCTAAAGCTAGAGCATCTGCTGTTACACTTCCTGTTACGTATACACCGTTACTAACAGTTGATAGCTTAGTGTTGTTATTGTAACGAAGCTGTACGCTTCCATCAGACGCTGTACAAGCAACATATGTACCTGTGCTTGTACCATTTCTTAATTGTAAATCCGTACCCTCAAGGAATAAGCTGCCTGTGCCACTATCTCTAATTACAGAATGAACACCGTCATGGAAAATCTGTAGATCGTTACTATCGCCAAAGGCTACTATGTTGTTGTCTCCAAACAACAAGTCTCCTGTCATACTGTCGCCAGATACATTGACGTATTCAGTACCAGATACGTATGCAGCTACCCATGCTGATCCTGTGTAGATTCGCATAGACTCAAGAACGCTATCAAAGTATAGCGAACCTGCAATAAGAGGGCTGCCGTCATTATCTACTGTAGGTGCTGTAGCTTTAGCACCCAGATAGCGGTCGTCAAAACTATCGTAAGCAGCTAGCGTTGCGTCACGAGCAGCCTCCGCCCCAGCTTTAGCAGATGCTGCAGACGTTGCAGATGCCGCTGAATCAGTAGCACTGGCTGCGGATGCTATAGCACTATTAGCCGCATTAGATTCTGAATTAGCTGCGTTTGTTGCTGATGTTGCAGCATTGCTCTCAGAAGTTGCTGCATTGCTAGCTGAAGTTGCTGAATTATTTGCTGAAGTAAGCGAAGCACTCGCCGAATTTGCACTGGCGGTAGCACTATCAGCAGCATTGGATTCACTGGTAGCAGCATTACTAGCGGATGTTGATGCGGCAGATGCACTATCAGCAGCATTGGCTTCAGATGTAGCTGCGTTAGAAGCTGATGTAGCGGCATTAGTCGCATGATTAGCTGAAACATTTGCGAAAGCTTGTGACGTATTTGCCGAATTAGCAGCATTTGTTTCTGATACTGCTGCAGCGCCTTTGGAAGCTAAAGCAGATGAAGCTGACTCTGCTGCGTTAGACTCAGAGCTAGCAGCTGCAGATGCACTAGCAGAAGCAGAAGATGCACTAGCAGAAGCAGAAGATGCACTTGAAGAAGCTTGTGATTCTGAACTTGCAGCAGCACTTGCACTAGCAGCGGCAGCTATTTTACTTGCCAATGCATTTGCTTCAGACTCATCTGCTGATTGTGCTGCAATCTCTGCTCTAATTGCTGATGTTAAAGTGGTAAGTGTTTGACCTGATGATTCAGTAGTAAAAGCACCACCTTCAGAGAGTTTATTAGCCAGTCCTAGTTCTTCACCACTAGTATAACCTAAACCTTCATCAAAGACAATAGTCTCATCATTAAAAGGAATTGCCATATAACCCCCTACAAGATTTCAGTAACTTCAAAAGTTACTATATTAGAAGCACCTTTTGCTTTACGTTGTTTTTCTTCATTATTAAGCTCTTGGATGCCTGCACGCTGTTTCTCATAGTATCTATTAGCTTTTTCTTCTTCGTGTAAGAAATCAAAGGCTTGACCTAAAGCACCCCATAACAATAATCTTTCATTGTCATCACGCAGCCAGTTATATACTTCATCACCTACAATACCTGCTGATTGGTTTGCAGCATTATCTACATACACTGCATCTAGGTCAGGGAGTCTACGGTAATAATGTAACTCATATACTTCCCCTACTTTTGCTGCTGGATGAAATTGAATTAAATTACCTTTGTAAGTAAAGCTATTCTCTGGAACTTTTGTTAATGAATCTTTGAATTGATTTCCTGCTAATTTTTTATTGAATGTATAAACTTTACCATCCGCATCTGTTTTAGAGAAGGTAATCAACTCTGTAAAGTCTGGTGGTAATTGTAAAGAAGTTTCCCCTTCTGACCCAGAAGTAATTGTAGCATATTGATATACGTACTCCAAAGGAGGGATTCTTAGATTGCGATAACAGAAGTCTGCGGAGTAGTCTAGGAAATCTGTAATGAGAGCATCTGTTAAGATATCAGCATCACGGTTAGTCCAGTTACGTACTTTGCTTACTAATGCATCAAATTTTGGAGTAGCCATTTAGTAGCTCCTAATACGAGAGTAAGTATGGATATTCAGTTTTTATAATATACCTGAATTTATTCATTAAGGCTCTATCGGCCATAGTGTTAGGATCGTGCAAATCAATACCATGATTCTGTAGAACCTCTATCGCTACAATATCAGGGATAGTAGCAAACTTACGATAACCAGTATCTTTTCGTTTACCTTGTTCTCTTTCCCTTTTAGCTTGTTCTAAGAAAGGTTTCTCATCTTGAGTAATTACCCAATTAGATTCTCCAACAGCCTTACCACTTTCATATTCGAATTTACCTTGAAGGGTACCACTGTTACTTGATTTGCTTCCGATTGTCCACTTTGCCATTTAAATCACCTATTTAGAAAGTTTACCAAACTTACCTGAAGTTCCAATATATCCTAAGACACATCCTGTTAGCGCTACTGCTGTTCCAGTACCGTAGAATTTTACTGTATCAATTGTGTAGCTACCATCTGGGTTAGTAGTTTGAACCCAAGTGCATAACTCTGAAGGGTAGATAACACCAGCTGAATCTTTAATTGCTTTCATAATTTTATTCCCATGTAATTCAAATAAAAATAGGGGAACCCGAAGGCTCCCCTGATTGCCTTATACTAGGCCGTAGATAGCACCACAACCTTTAGGGTTACGGACTTCTAGTGTAGTTTCTTCAACCATCATACCGACAGTAGAGTCACCTTTCTGGCCTACGTCTACTTCAGTCAATGGACGAAGAGTAGCTACGTTAAACCACTGTGGATCGTAGATCAGAGCAGCAAAGTCTGCTACATCTACAGCACCAGCACCGAAGTCAACACTGTTAGAAAGACCCATGATGTAGTTAGGAACTACCATCAGATCACCAAAGTCAGACATGTAAACGTCAACAGACTGGCGGAGCTTACCGTCAGTGTCGATGTTACGTCTAACGCCAGAATCAGTCACCATCAGGTCAGAGAAATCTCTGCGTAGTTTTGGTGATACCATGATACGAGAAGCTTTACCGCCTTCTTCGTAGATCTTCTGCATTACAGAATCGATATCAGAAAGAGAAAGAGCAGAACGAGCGTTCGCACCGTTAGCTGTTACAGTAGCTGAACCTGCGCCTGCAGTAGCAGGAGCTTCAAAGTCACCTACGTATGCACAAGTAGCATCATCATTGATGAATGACTGTACGCCACCCATAGTACGAGTGCCAGAACCGCTAGCTACGTTGTAAGACTGAACCAGATCGAATTCAACGTCACGACGAAGTTCAGTACCACGCTTCTTGAGCTGGTATGCGTATTCATCAGCAACACCTGCCTGATCTACTGCACGACGAGTACCAGATACAGCGATTGCTTTACCGTTGATCTGAGTGTAGTTACCCAGACGAGTACGGTGAGGACCAGTGATAGGAGAGATATCTGTACCGAAATCTGCACCTTCAGTTAGACGGCTGTTGCCTGGAGCAGCCAGTTCATCAGTCTGCCATTCGTGATAGATTGCTGTTGCTTTAGTTTTGCCAATAGATGACATGAAAGGAGTTTCTTCACGAGTAATCATCGTGATGAAGTTTGCCAAGTCTTCACGCTGAGATACGTCTGCGCTATTACGACCTGAAGTTACATCTGCTTGTGCGCGGCCAGTTGATACGCCACGGCCTGATACGGTTGCCATTTTATATAGTCTCCGAAAATATTAGAGTTGTTATGTATTAAGAGATTTGGAGGCAAGTTGTTTAAGAAAAGCCATTTGATCATCATTAGTAGCATCCTCACGGAATGCTCTAGCTTTAACCATAGCAGCTTTATCTGCACTTTTCTTGTTTTCACTCTTAGCTTTTTTAATAGGTAGTTTCTTAGAGGGAGCTGCTTTTCGTTTTGCTTCGCCTTTAGATACACCTGTTTTAAGAATACGATAATCGTTCACAAATTTAACGACTGCTGGATCAGTAATACTATTTAGTAGCTCTTCAGGAAGACCTTCTCCTAGAGCAAATTCCCTAATCTCAGTAGCAGTTTGTTCATTAAATCCTAGAACATAATCATTAATCGTTTTTGAGAAATGTTCGATCTCTTCTTGCCATTGCTTCTGTTGAATCTTTTCTTGTTCAGATTCTAATTGTTTAACAAGACCTTCACGTTTCTTTCGAGCATCCCAATACTGGCTTTGAGCTTGTTCACGTTTATCTTTTAATTCCGATAGCTCATATGTGTCACCATTGGCTCTAGCTTCTTTAATCTTTGCCTCTATGTCATGGTACTGCTTTGCAAATTGTTGCTCCTCTGTATAGAGGACAGCAGCCGATGCTTGACCAAGCTTAGTTATTTCAGCTAGTTGCTCTTCTTTCTCAGCTTCGAGTTGCTTTCTCGCTTCTCCAAGTTCACGACCCTTCGCAGAAAGACTTTGTTCAGTAGAGTAACCTTTGATAAGGTCACTAAAGGATACTGCGACTTCTTCTCCATCAATTTTAATAGAGACTTTCGCATCCAAGTCAAGATCATCTAAAGCAAAGACAGAATCATCTTGGGTAGGGGATTCTTCATCGCCATCCTCATTTTCTTCTTCTACTTCTTCAGTATCTTCAACTTCTTCTTCATCGTCATTAACGACTTCCTCAGATTCTTCTGGGTCTTCTTCATCTGAGTCAGACGGGTCAACCTCCGGAATCTCTTCATCGGGTAGCGATCCTTCGAGAAACTCTGAGTTTCGAAGAACAGCATCCAAGAGCTCTTGTTCGGTTGGACCATTATCGGCTTGTACAGGAATGTCATCCGTTACGGGTAGAGATTCATTTGCTTCTGCCATTTGTTAAATCCTCAATTATACTTTAGGTGGACGGCCTGGGCTTTTCTTAGCAGGGCTTTCCTCTGCTTTAGGCTCAGACTTTCCAATAGCTGCTTCATAACGATCTTTAAGCTGATAAAGATCTGCAATGTTAGCTGCATTTAATTTACATTTACCTGAACCACGCATAGCATCATATTCAAGTAAATTAATCATCTGATTAACGTTATCAAGTAATCTTTGATAATCAATAGGCTTAATTGCCAGTGTCATTTGTTGTCCTCCATAAACTGTATATTTTTGCCCATAGTCTCATATTCAACTAACTTCTGTCGAACATCACCTAGAGCTAACGCTGAATTATAAATAAACTCTCTTGTCTTAGTTTCATGCGGATCGGTCTTTAACCAATGCATAAAGTAAGTAACAAGTAATTCTCCGTAAGCGTCATCAAAGAATTCGTTTCTTTCTCTTGAGGAGAACTCTGATTTAACCAGAGCCTCCTTCGCAAGAATATCAGGGTGTACTTTCTTCAGACTCTTCTCGCCTGCCTTTCTGTACTTTTCCATATTAACCATTCATACCTTGTGGTTTATTTGGTTGCTGATTCTTCTTAGGTTTACTATTTACCTTTTGAATAATCTCTGCAAACGTAGGATGAGGAGGTAACTCAGTACCTTCCTTAGCTGCTTTCACTGCAAGATCTGCCCACTCTTGGTAATGCTTATCAATAGCAATAGACATCTGACGTTTGTTATCGTCTGCCGTATTCTTAGCTTGAGCATTAGTGTAGCCGACATTAGCTTCTTGTAGTTTGACATCCGCTTCTGCTTTGCGCTGTTCAAGCTGTTTAGCCATCTGTTCCATTTGACTACGCTGCTGAAGAGCTTCTTGAGCTTTCTGTTTGAATTCATCTGTAGTGTAATCTACTAGATAATCATTAGAATCTAAGCCCATAGCTTCTAGAGTCTGTGTAGCCAAAGCTGCTGGAGCTTCTGGACGAACAACCATGCCAGCACCCGCTGCATTAAGCGCAGGTAAGATTTCTCCACCTACTGACTTAAGTTTCTGAATCTTGTTGAGGTTAGAGTTTTCACCTATATCAACAAAGATTTCACACTCAAGACGGAAAGGTAGTTCCGAAGGAACAATATCTGCAAAAACATTATTTATATTACAAGATACTTTCTCATTCATGCACTTACGCATTGTATGATAAATACCTGAACATAAACGTTTGAAACCAGTTTCAGCAAATCTACGAGCAACATGTTGAATACGTTTCTGTGAAGCCGACTGAACAGCCGCTAACTTCTGCTCTGAGTTACCAGAGACATACAGAGTATCATTCAAGCCCTGAGCAACTTTAGACATACCAGTAGCTTGTTCCTTAATCATCTGGAGATGTTCCAGAAGAGGGACAGTACTTGTAGACATAGTTTCAGGCATAAGTGCTTGAACTGCTGCTGCAGGGTTACCATTCGTAGGAATGATCTGCTTAGGTTTCATGTTCTGCAATGCAGAGAAATCTACTACGTTTGGATCTGCGAGTTTAGGAGAGTAATTCGTTAAGTACGTATTCTCTACAAAACCACGTAGAATTGCAGTAGAGGCAAGGGTGGACGAACGCGTGAAGTCAGCGATGGAGAGTCCATAGAACTCGAACGGAATATTGATGGGAGAAAGGGAAGCGAGTGGAATCATATCAACGTCTTGTTCCAATAAGATATGACTGCCCGTAATAATAAAACGCTTCAGTTCTGCAATACCATCTCCGTCTCGGTCGGCTCGCATCCAACACTCGGTTACCGTAACTTCACGGTTCGCCTCAAGCGGGGTCTCAGTGCTATTAAATCCCTGATAGTACTGTTGACCAGTAACTAGTTTCCTAGCTGCTACATCTTCATTAAATTTACCTAAGAATCCGTAGCTTGTATCTAAATCATCCCATTCATCTTCTGAAATAGTATCAGCAATTTCAGGCCACATCTTACGGACTTCAGAGCGAGTATAGGTGTTTTGAATACCAATAAACTCTGCGTCCTCTAGAGATGTAGCATCACGGCTAATTCTAAAGTTTTCAGGTGGAATGAGTTCAATCTTTACTTTTGATTTATTAATCTTTCTACGTAGGCGAACATCTGTGTAAGCAAATTCAGTAGCCCCCTCAAAATTGATTTCATTCTCAATATTGAGTTCACCTACAATTTCAATATCATCTTCCGCTAAAAGAGTATCGAGTTTAGTTTGAGTAATACGATCATATTCTTCAAAGATATACTCATAATCTTCTACATAATCCCAACGGATTATACCATTCTTCCATAGAAGAGCTGATTTTATCCATGCTTCTAGGGTTTCCCAACCATTATTCTGTTTAAACAAACAGTAATTAACTAGCAGTGAAGCTTTCTTAGCGTCATCAAATGCCCCAGGACTATCATTATAAGGGACAAATCTAGCTAGTTTTTGGTTATTTAGGAATAAATCAGACAGAATAGCTGCATAAGCTTCTACTGTTTCTGTAGTTGATGTATCTACAATTGAAGACACACCTTGAGGTGTTAAATGTCCAGATGCTAAACCAGCATACTCATAAGTACTCTTCTGACGCTCTAAAGCTAGCTCTGAAGAGTTTAGCCAATCTCCACTTGAACTTGTAATACCTGAATCAACTAGATTAATAATCTGTTCATCAGTTACTTTTTCTTTATAACCCATCTTAGCCATTACTTATACCCACCTTGTGTAGGAATTGTTTGTGCTTTTTCAAGGTCATCTGAAGTGTAAGTCCCAGGCTTTGGTTTACTTACTGGTTTCTTTTCCTTCCCCTTATTACTCTCAGGAGGAGTTTGAATAAATCTAGACATAACTATCTACCTATCTATCTGTCTGATATCTTAATTAGTTGTCGGGTTCTCTACCCCTGCCCGACTCAGGTGAGGACATGGTAGAAATCTTACTCCGAATCTTTCTTGGAGTCTTGTTCTAGCTTCTCTAGTTCTCTCTGGAATTCTTCATCAGAGAGATCTTTGAGGTCTATGTTAGTTTGAGTAACTTGCTGTGAAGCCAATTTAGGTGTTTCATACTGTGCTATCTTCTCAGCATATTGACCAGCTAGTTCAAAGTCTTCATCGTGAAAAGCTTTCTTCATTAAGAACTTAAGAACATCAACACCTTTAATATCATCTCCTCCGAGAGATAATCCGGCTTTATCAAAGTCTTTCCAGAACTCTCTTAGCTCTTGTACTCGTTCTTTGTTTCTCTTTCGAGCTGCTACAGCTCTCTTTTGATATTCTCTTGCTTTATCACTGTTAGTGATCATCTGAAGGTTCTGACCTCCAGGATGATCTTTAAGGCGTTCTTTAGCTGCCTCTATTTTCTTATGGTTTACAGCCATTGTGTGTTATCCTGATAATTAAATGCAGATGTTTTTTCTTTCCAAGATACTTTATCCGCTGTAAGTTTATTTCCATGTGTACGTAATACTTCCATAGCAATTGCTACAGCCATTACAGTATCATCATGTGAACCTTGAAGAGCTTCTGTCTTACCATTATCATTAGCAATGTAATCTTTCAACTCTTGGATAATAATATCTGAAGGTAAATCTATATCTAAATCTTCTATTAAACGTTTTAAATAACCTATAATCCTAGGCTTAGATGCAGATGTAGTTCTAAACCCTAACCTAGTAGTATCTTGAGTTCTCATAGAAGCTACTTTAGTTTCGTAGTATAGATTCACATAAGACATTTGCATTAATCTATCTAGCGTTGTATTTCCAATTGAATTAGATTCCACGCATAAAAGAGCATTGTTATAATACCTTCCTAAGTAAAATAAAATATCACCAAAGGTTCCTGGATCCATGATATTAGTTCTGTACATAGCACAGAGTTGACGCTCAGAGTTAAAGACAACAGCTACAGAGTAGTCCTGATTAGTACCTAGACTAACATCTGCTGCTATAGCATACTTAGCATCAAACGTAGGGGGTATCCATATTTGTAAATCCCCTTCCCTATGCTCATCCCATGAACCAAATTCATCATTGAACATCATTCTCTTTCTAGGAGATCTACCAACCATATCGTTAGTAATCTTAGAATCAAAGACATTAGAACCTGAAACAATAAATGCTTCTTCAGGTTTTGCAGGGTATTCCTGTTGGAATTTCCTAGCCCCTGATTCTTCTATCTTGAGCCTTCTCCAGAAGATTTGTTCATCATCTAGATTATATTCTTCCTTAAGCTCTTCTTCTTCCATAGTTAACTCAAACCCTTTAGGGACAGGAGTTCTATATTCTGAAGTTAAAAACCAAGGAACAAATATAGGAACATAACCATTCTTACCTTCTACCGCCCCTTTCCATAAACGATAGAATTCCCCTGAAGCACCATTAGCAGTGGATTCAAGGATAACTTCTGTTCCTGGAGCCTGAGATATACCTTGGAATAAACCCGCTAGTATTTTCTCATCATGCTGCCAGAAAGCAACTTCCGATAAGTGAGCTATCGTAGGTGTAGTTCCTCGACCTGCTTCAGGTGAACCTGCAGTGTATAACCTATAGCCAGCATTATTATGTTCAAATTGAATCTCTTTAGCATTTGAACGTGCATACTTAGGTCTTACATCCTCATCCATATTCTCTATCAAATTCTTAGACATTGAGAATAGGTTATCTGAGGTAGGGCTATCATGTGCCATTACTACAGATCGTGTATAAGGGGTATAATAAGTTTTCCAGAATACTCTAGCTGCACAATAAGTTGATATCCCCTGTTGCCTAGCTTTAAGTATTATAGCTCTCACCTTCCCAGTCTCTTTTAATTGTTTCTCTAGAGCATCATTAATAACTTTCTGAGGTGAGTTAAGTTCAAAGGGTACAAACCCTTTAGAAGAATCTTTAGTAATAATTTTGATATGATCTTTAGCGAAGTCTTCGAAGTTAGCTTTGTAATGCTTGTGCTTTTCTCTTCGCTTCTTCTCTTTAATTAATTCTAATTTTTTTCTATTATCCATAGTCGCTAACGCTCCTTGGTCGCCTAGCGGCTCCGTCGTCCTCTTACTTTGAATAACCCCTTGATATTAAAAGAATTATTCCTTTACTATGCTACTAATAAGTTATTGATTTTTAAGAGTTTTTGGGAGAGAGATTTTGATGCCCCCTTGGGGAAATTTGGGGGTTTCTTTGGGGGTTTCTTTTGGGATGACTGGGGTTAGGTGTTCTTTAAAAATTTTTAGGGGTTCTCTCTGTGTGTGTTTATTTGATTCCTCCGTTCCCTCATACCCCCGTTCTCTTTCCGTACCCCCCTGTTCTTCTGGGGTCTTGTCGTGGTCTGTGTGTTGTGCGTCTTGGTGGTCAGGGCGCACACTGGACAGTCCGTCCGTAAACAAAAGGAGAAACATCATGGCTAAAATCAAAAGCCTCTTCCGTGCTTCAGCAACTTCGTTCACTGCTAACGACAGTGCTTGGTCTACACCGTCTAAGGCGATGTTGATCACACACTGGGGTGAGTGGGACAACGGAACTATTTGGTTACGCTGCACTGACGGTAACATCCGTAAGTGTAAGACAGATCGAATAGGTAATGCTGCTGAAGTAGCACAGCTAATTGCTGCTTTGGAATTTGCTTATGAGAATAAGCTGCCTGTTATCCTCAGAGCAATGGGGAGTTACAACAGCACCAATAAGTGGTTTGCTGAAGTAACCTTTGTTGCTTACAATGAGGTAGCATCAGCTTGTCCTCTGAAAGCAACGGCTACGACTTTCGCTTGATGCCTTCGGGTATCCTTCAAAGGCTCTCTTAGGAGAGTCTTTCTGGGACAATCCGGTCCAAAGGAAAGGAGAAATAGTATGTCTAAGAAGACTACTCTGTGGTACCGAGCTCACAATGATCTTGTCACTCTACGTCATTACGATGAAAGAGGTCGATGGGAATTCATTGTGTTAAGTC